TCGACCCAGTCAAGGAATCGCAAGCCGACGAGACCAACCTTCAGAACGGCCTGACATCGCGCAGCCGAATCATCATGGCGCGCGGCGAAGACCCCGACGAGATCGCCGCCGAGCGCGCCGCAGACGTTGCGCTGTTCGGGCCGTTGCCCACGGCGAGCGCGGCCGCTCCGGATGCGGGAGCGCCAGACCCTGATGGCGACGCTGCCGACGATAGCGTCGCCGACAAGAGGCCGCGGCGAAATTTCTTGCCTATTTCAAAACTTCGACCCGTTTGACAATCGAGGCCATGAACGATTCTGCAACCCTTGCCCAGGCGCCAGCGCGCTCTCGTGTTGTCGGTGCACTGCATCGGCATGTGCCAGCCACGCTGGTGGTCCGCGAGATTGCGGACCGCGCGGCATCGGATCAGCGCCTCGCGCTGTCGCTGTCCGTCTCGTCCGAAACGCCTTATTTGCGAGACAGCGGATGGGAGGAGCCTTGGGTGGAAATCCTCGGGCACGCCGACAGCGAGGTTGACTTGTCTCGTCTCAATGGTGGCGCGGCCGTCCTCGCCAATCACGACCGCTATGCAGCCACCGGGGACACGCCGCTGGCCATGATCGGCGCGACCGATCGCGCCTGGCTCGCCGATGGCCGGCTGTACGCCGAAATCACCCTGAGCGGCCGCGCGGGAATCGCCGACCTCCGGCAAGACATTGTCGACGGCCTAGTCCGCAACGTGTCGATTGGCTACGTAATCGACGAGCGCGTACTCACCAAAGGCGCTGGCGCCAGCGGACCGGCCGAATACCGCGTGACGCGTTGGACGCCGTTCGAAATTTCCATTGTCGACATCCCCGCCGACGCGACCGTCGGCCTGGGCCGCGCTGCCGACGACGGAGCCGCCGCCGCCGCTCAATACCGAATCATCGCACTCGATACCACCACGCCCGCCGAGGGCGCCACCACCAGGAGCCACACCATGGACCAAGCCACCGCCCCGGCGACCGAACCCGCCGTTACCCGCAGCACCAGCAAGCAGCCCGACGGCATCGAACTCGAACGCGCCCGCGTTCGCGAGATTACCGCCGTCGGCCGGCAATGGAACCTGCCCGACCTCGCCGAAAAGGCGATCGACAGCGGCATGGATGCCGACGTATTCGCGACCAAGGTGCTCTCGCACCTCAAGGACACCGGCACGCTGCGCACCGCCGAAAGCCCGGAGATCGGCCTGACCACGAAGGAAGCGGAGTCGTTTTCGTTCTGCCGCGCCATCCTCGCCGCGTCCGACCCGCACCACGCCGCCACGCTCGCCCCGTTCGAAATGGAGTGCTCGCGTGCCGCGCAGGACAAGCGCGGCGACTCGCGCGACAAGATCCGGGAAAGCGCCATGACCATCCCGGTTGACGTGCTCATGCGCGGCATTCAGCTCAACGCCTCCGCATCGCGCAGCGCGATGTCGCTGCTGCTGCAGCGCGCCAAGCACGGCATCGTCAACCGCGGCCACTTGATCGGCCAGCGCGACTTGACGGTCGGTTCAGCCACCGCCGGCGGCAACACCGTCGCCACCGAAGTGCTCGGCTCGGATTTCATCTCGTTGCTGCGCAATGCGATGGTGTTGGAGCGCCTCGGCTGCACCTTCCTGACCGGCCTGAATGGCAATATCGCCATCCCGAGCCACACCGCCGCGACGACTGGCTACTGGGTGGCCGAAAACGCCGCGCCGACCGAGTCGGCGCCCACCGTCGGCCAGGTGACCGGCTCGCCAAAGACTGTCGGCGCGTTCGTCGACTACTCGCGGCGCCTGCTGATCCAGAGCTCGATCGACGTCGAGGCCTTCGTCCGCGCCGACCTCGCCGCTGTCCTCGGTCTCATGATCCAGCTCGGCGCCTTCAACGGTGCCGGCGCCTCGAACGAGCCGACAGGGCTGCTCAATACGTCGGGCATCGGCTCGGTGGCGGGCGGCACCAACGGCCTCGCGCCGACCTATGGCAACATGGTCGACCTCGAAACGGCCGTCGCCAACGCCAACGGCGACGTCGGCAATCTCGCCTTCGTGACCAATACCAAGGTGCGCGGCAAGCTGCGCCAGACGCAGGAATTCGCCAGCACCAACGGCAAGGCGGTGTGGACCTCGCAGCCCGGTTCGCAGGGCGTTGGCGACATGCTTGGCTACGACGCGTTCTGCAGCAACTCCGTGCCGTCCAACCTCGTCAAGGGCTCCTCGGGCTCGGTCTGCTCGGCGATCATGTTCGGCAACTGGATCGACCTGATCATCTTCATGTGGGGCGGCCTGGACATCATGCTCGACCCCTACACGGGCAGCGCCGCCGGCACCAAGCGTGTCGTCGCGCTGCAGGATGTCGACGTCGGCGTACGCCATACGGGAAGCTTCGCGGCCATGAAGGACGCGCTGACCACGTAAGCCGCCACGATCGACTCCCCTGGCGCCGACGCACCCACGCGCGGCGCCAACCGAAACCCCAAGGAACCCACCATGAAGATTATCATCATCGAACCCACCCTGATAAACCACGGCGACGACCGTGGCGGTCAGCATGCCGACATCGGCATCACCGACGCCCCGAAAGACGCGGCACGCGCCGTCGTGCTCGCCGGCAAGGCGCTGTATGTCAATCGCGCGGACGACCCGAGCAAGAGCGGAACGCATACCGCGACGGCGGAGGAAGTCAAGGCCGCACAGGCGGCCGCCAAATAGTCGGCACGACCGGCAACAGCCCCCCACCCGATACGAGCGACGAGACCCGAGGAGAAACCCACCATGTCCATCCGCATGCTGATGTCCGTCTTTATCTCGGGGATACACTACCCGGTCAACGGGTCAACGCTATCGCTGCCTGCCGCACTTGAGGCTGATCTTGTCGCGCAGAACAAGGCCCAGTGGGTGACGCGCCCGGTCTTGCGCACGTACTTGACAGACCATGCTGACGCTCATGATGCGATTGGAGCCCCGTTCCTGGTTCCCGGCCTGCCGGCAATTCTGTCGTCTCTGGTCGCCGGCACGATGGCGTCGCGCACTTCTGGCATAGTTACTGTCGACTGCGGTTCTGCGCATAACATTCCAGCAACGACATATGACGGGTTTTGGGTGCATTACGCAGGTTCTCCCAGCCTATCTTCAGGATGGTATCCTGGATTTGCGCGCACAGGCGCGAACACGTTCACTTTCGTCGCCGCTGGCACAAACTTTGGTAGCGAATCGGTGAATGCCGGAGCCGCAAACACTTTCGCAACAGCGGTTACGCAAGTAATTGTTCCGGCCAATTACGTTGGTGATAATGGAAAAATAACCGCCAGCCTGATTACTGGTGGGGACAACACAGTTACCAAGACGTTTTTATTGACGCTCAACGGATCAAACTGCAACGCTCAAATTGGGTCGACATTTCCGATAGCGGAAAGGCGCATATCGATTGTGCCGTTCAATGCCGGCGCATTGTCTGTCAGAGACGCTGTAAACAACGCTGGCGATAACTCGCTTACGGCGGTTGCCTCCTGGGACAGGACTGCGGATTCTGTAATCGGAATAAAAATGGCCGCAGGAGCGTCTGCAGGATTTGCTGTGCTGTTTGCTGGATCACAAATCGACGTGCGTAGGTAGCCGTGACGAAGAGCTATCATTCCACGTCAGCCGCCGCTGCCGCAGTTCCTGGGGCAGAGGTGTCGTGGGATTTCGTCACTGACGGAAAGCCGTGGGTGGCGACAACGGACGATTACGCCATTTCTCGACTACTCCCCTCTGGCCCGGAAAAAGCAAGCCCGTCTTACAGGTCAATTCTCCTGCAACAGGAGATGCGGAGAAGCAAGGGTGGTGTCATAGGCATTGGCAACAAGGGTGCCATAGCCATACGTTACGACGATTGGCAAGATTCGCTACGGACCGACGTTGCTCCATTGATGATTGCTCGCGGGCTGCCGTTTTCGCATGCGCTAATCAGCAAATTCACCGCGGCCGTTTGGGGTGCTGGGACATCTTGGGAAGACATCAAGGCTCTGAACTCTCAGGGTATGGAAATTTGGTCACATGGCGAAGATCATGCTGACTACATCGGATATGCTGGGCTGTATCGGAACATTGTTCAGTCTAGGCTAACGATTGAGGCCAA